CTCGGTATTGGTGTGGCTGCTGCAGGTGCTGGCGTTGCGTTATTTGGCGTCGGTCTGACAGCCATTGCTGCCTCCGGGGGAGCTGCCGCTGCATCTCTGACGATCTTGTTCAAGTCCATTATCGGACTGCTGCCAATGTTGATCGAGGGTCTGGGCAACACGCTCAAGGCTCTCGGTGATGCAGTGGCCAAGGCGGCTCCGGCAATGGGCAAGGCAATGGTCGCCCTGCTGGACACGTTCTTGAATGCGGTCGACAAGGAAGGTCCGAAGATTCTCAAGACCTTCTTCGACTTGATCAAGGCACTGCTCGATGAACTTGACAAGCATGCGGGCGATTTCACCAGCAAGATGATCGATATTCTGGTGGGCATGCTCAATGGTATCGCCAAGAATGTCAGTAAGCTTGTCGGTGCCATGAACAACCTGATCCTGTCGATGTTGGCAGCGGTTGCTCGAGGTGCCGGTAACTTCGTGACTGCCGGTATCCAGATCATCATCAACATCATTGCTGGTATCGGCAAGAAGCTCGGCGATATTATCACCCAAGGCGCCAACGTGGTGATCAAGTTCGTCCAGGGAATTGCCAACAACGGTCTGCGGATCGTCAATGCAGCTGCCGATGCAGTGATCAAGTTCATCAATGGTCTAGCAGATGCTATCCGTACCCACAAGAAGGAATTCGATGACGCTGGTGCCAACTTGGCTAATGCCTTGGTGGACGGCTTCACCGGTGCCCTGGGTGCGGTTGCTGGATCGCTTGGTGACAAGGCACTTGCGCCGTTTAAGGGTGCCTACAACAAGATCACTGGTTTCTTCAAGAGCCATTCACCTTCGCTCTTGATGAAGGAGCTTGGTGAGTACGTTGTGCAGGGCTTCGTCATTGGTGTTACCTCTGGCTCGACTAGTGTGGCGAACTCATTCCACACCTTGGGCAGTGGTCTGGACAATGCAATCAAGACGTCCAGAGCCAATGTCGACAAGTTCTCGGTTCAGCTATATTTGCTGTCCAACGCACACAACAAGAACGCCAACGCAATTTACTTGACGTCCTTGGCCCTGAAGCAAGCCCAGACCGAATACGCACAGTCGACCAGGGCGCTGGCTGACCTGAACAAGGGTCATGCAGCACTCAACAGTAGGCTGGTGGCGCTGGGTAAGCAGTGGGATGCGTACACACCGAAGATCAATGCTGCTACGGACGCGTTGAACCAAGCCAAGCAGGCTAGGGACGACTTCGCCAAGCAGACGACTGACCAGTTCAACGTCCTGCCGGACATCGGGACTGATACGACCGTGCAGGACTTCACGAACCAGCTCACCTACCAGGTGGCTGACCTCAAGAAGTTCACGGAAGTGTTGACCCAACTTCGGGGGCTTGGTCTGAATGACAACCTCTACAAGGAATTGCTATCTAAGGGACCGGCTTCTCTACAGTTCGCGGAGTCGCTCCTGGCCGGTGGATCCACTGCAGTCAAGAGTCTGGATAGTCTTTCTGATCAGCTCACGAGTGCTGCCGGTAACATGGGTACTGCGGCTGGAACGGCTCTATACCAGGCTGGCGTTGATGCCGCCCAGGGGGTCGTGGATGGTCTCAAGGCCCAGCAGAAGGCAATCTCCGATCAAATGGCTGCAATTGCCAAGGGAATGGTCGACCAAATCAAGCGCGACCTTGGAATCAAGTCACCATCCAAGGTCTTCGGAGAAATCGGACAGTTCGTTGTAGACGGGTTGGCCACCGGACTTCAAAATGCGAGTTCGGTTGTCAGCGCAGCTACCGATATTGGCCAGAAGGCTAAGGACGCGATCACTAGCGCGTTGTCTCAGGCTTCGGATTTGGTCGATCAGGTGGATGTGAACCCAACAATTGCCCCGGTGGTTGATCTGACAGAAGTTCGTAAGGGTCTTGCTCAACTCGACTCTGTGCTCACCGACAAGGCCATCAACGTGAACGCAAGTCTCACGACGGCTCAGGTTGTGAATGCGGGTGTCAATGCGAACAAGGCGGCTGCAGCAGAGGCTTCTTCCCCGGTCGCTGCTGGGCCAACAGTGAACTTCACCCAGAACAACAACTCACCGAAGGCACTGTCCACTGCGGATATTTACCGCAACACCAACAACCAACTATCTCGAGTGAAGGGAGCTCTGGAGCCAAATGCTGCTTAGTCAGTTGTTCGTGCAGAATGCTCAAGGGCAGGTGCTGTCTCTTCCGCTCGAGGACAACTCGAATGGTTTCTCGGTCAAGGAGATCAAGGGTCTGGACCCAGTGAAAGCTACGTTGGTGTCTTCGAGCTTTGCGAACTTGGATGGAGCACAGTACCACTCCAGCCGTCGTGAGCCTCGAAACATCATCGTGTCACTGGGTTTCGACCCTGATTGGACCAAGCAGGATGTGGAAGGTCTACGGCGTCAGCTATATTCCTTCCTGATGCCGAAGTCGAACGCGCAGTTTACCTTTCGCATGTTCGATAAATTCGCGGACGATTTCTTGGACAGCCAACTTGATCTTGAAATCTCGGGATACGTCGAGTCGTTCGATGCGCCTTTGTTCGCCAAGGACCCAGGTGCAGACCTGTCAGTGATGTGTTTCGATCCGGATTTCATCGATCCTCGGACAGTTGAGGTCGATGGCATGACGGTGTCGTCACTGGTGGAGACAAAGGTCACCTACACTGGCACCGTAGATACCGGTGTCATATTTACGCTCATGCCAGACCGTGACCTCGACGCATTCACCATCTACCACCGGCCGCCTGATCAGACACTGTGGACTATCGACTTCCAGTACCCACTGGTTGCTGGCGATATTCTCACGATCAGCAGCGTGCCGGGCAACAAGTACGTCGTGCTGAACCATGCTGGGGTAGAGACGCCTGTGCTGTACGCGCTGCAGCCAACCTCAGCATGGCACGCTCTTTCCCAGGGAGACAACTATATTCGTGTCTACGCTCCTGGGGATCCGGTCCCGTACAAGTTCACCTACACGAATAGGTACGGGGGGTTGTAGTGGAACTCTATACGCTGGACAGCCTTCTCCGTCGTCGTGAAGTGGTGGACAAATTCGAGTCGCTCATCTGGACCGAGCGATATTCTGACTTGGGTGACTTCGAGCTGGACATCAAGTCCTCGCTGTATGCTCGAGGTCTCTTCCTGCCAGGTACGCAGCTTGCGACGAACAACTCGTACCGAGTGATGACGGTGGAGTCTGTCGAAGACACGAAAGACCCTGACGACAAAGATATTCTCAAGGTCAAGGGTCGGTCGCTCGAGGATGTGCTAGATGATCGAGTGGCTAGGAACGCAATGACTGATACTACGACGGAGCCCAACTGGACTCTGACGGGTACACCTGGTGACGTGGCGCGGCAGATGTTCGACCACGTGGTTCGGACATATTCTCTGGATGCAGCAGATGCTCTGCCGTTCCTACAACCCGGTTCGATATTTACTGCCGGGACTCTGGGCGAACCTGCTACCAGCATTGTGTGGCAGCAGAACCCAGATTCCTTGCTCAACGCCATCAAGGCTGTCTGTCAAGCGTATGACCTCGGCTTTCGCCTGGTCAGAAACTTTGACCTATCACAGCTATATTTCGACATCTACGTGGGCAACGACCTGACTACTCGTCAGACCATCAAGCCTTCGGTTGTCTTTGCTCCGGCGTACGACAACATCCAGAACACATCTGAGCTGACCGTCACACAAGGGACTAAGAATGTTGCGTACGTATATTCTCCGGCCGGTTTCAAAATTGTGTTCGGAGAGAACGTTGATCCCGGCGTTTCAGGCTTTGATCGACGCGTCCTGCTCGTATCCGCTTCAGGCATTGCTGCGGGCGATCCGGATGCCGATGCCCTGATGCAGCAGGCTGGTATGGAGGCGCTCGCGGCCAAGCGTGCCAGCCAGTTGTTCGACGGCGAGATCAACCAGTACGGCCAGTTCCAGTACGGTATCGATTACAACCTGGGTGACATTGTCGAGACGCACAACAGCGACGGTGTGATCACCTACAAGCGAGTGACCGAGCATATTTACATCTCCGATTCAAATGGAGATCGTTCTTACCCGACACTCGTTGCGGACCTGTTCGTCGGTACCAACACCTGGCTGGACCACAACAACGACCCGACTACGTGGCTGGATCTGGATGCAGATCTGACAGCGTGGGCAGACCTGTAAGGAGGTGACATGGCTGTAGGTGATGATGCTCAGGCTGCTGGCTTTCCGGTAGTTCCTGACACAGGTGAAACCGGTCGCCTCCGTTGGGGTGGTCTCGAGATCAACCGAACGCGAGACTTTATCGCACAGGTCAAGGCGATGCTCCCAGTCGGGAAGGATGCCGCCAGGACGCAAGCGGGGATCAGCTCGGGTACGGACGATCCGTCGGGTGGTACTGATGGCGATATTTACTTCAAGATCGTCAGCTGATGATCGAGTCGACACTCGCCACAGGCGACACCGGTTTGCTCATTGTCCAAGACAACACCGACGGTACCGACAAGACTGTCGACTTGTATATTCAGTCGACATCGACCGTTGCCGTTCCAGCTCTGCCGTGGTCTTATTCCGTCGATGGCGTTTCGTCCGGATTGCGGCAGTTTAATTTCACCGATACTGTCCTCAGACAACATCTGGGGCTTATCTATGTCGGTGCTGGAGCAGAGAGCTTCACGCTCCATATCGATAACACCGGAACAACTCAACTCGGCGGCCCCACTGACTTAACGGTTATGTTGAATCAGGCTGGGGTCAGCGTGGTGAATGTGATGGTGGGTAACACCTGGAAGAAAGCCATACCGTACGTCAATGATGCTGGGGTGTGGAAGCCCGCTGCTGCCTATGTGATGTCAGGGAGTCAATGGAAGCAAGTTACCTAGAGAGGACCGTCCGTGAAACTCGGGGTTCGTTGGACGCGTCATAGCAGAATCCTGCTGGGGGCTGGCGCGCTGTACGTCGGTATTGGTGTGTCATATTTCTACACACCAGAGATCTACCGAAAAGCACCTTCGCTCAAGATCCCACTCGAGATAATGACGTTCACCCAATGGGGAATTGTCTACATCGTGGTGGGTGCATTGGCGATGGTATCCGGAATTCTCAAGACCAGAAAGCCTTTCGGATACATGCTTATGGCCGCACTGTCCTCAGCATGGGCAGCATTCTACATCATGGGTGTGATATTTGAGCATGCACCCAAACTCACTTTGATCACCGGTCTGCTGTTTGCCATGCTGGCTTTCATCTGGATTCAAGTCAGCGGCTTTCTCAGCCCAGAAGCCGTAGAGCGGACTGTGGAGGCGCATCGTGCCAACAGCGGTTGATTTCGGTGCTATCGCGGTGGCTGGTATTGTCGCAGGTAGCGCATATTTGTCGAACCGATCAGCAAACAAAGCTACTACTACCAACACGGTGGTGGGCAGCCGTCTCGATGCTGAGAAAGAAGCCTACGAACGCGCGAGGAAATTCGACCTCGAGACTATTCAGCGACAAGATGCCGAGATTCGAGAGCTTCGAACTGAAGTGCATTCGCTAAGGATCGAGGTCGCTAAACTTCAGGGATTCCAGGAAGGAAAAGATCGTGGCTCACCAGGCTCCGACACCCTCGGAGGGGTCTAAGAACCCCGCCATCATCAAGAACGACAAGCTCTACGACGCGATCAAGTTCTATGCGCTGGTGGTTCTACCAGCCATCGGAACGCTATATTTCGCGTTCTCACAAATCTGGGGCTTGCCGCATGGAGCTGAAGTAGTGGGCTCGATCACGGCCGTCGACACCTTCCTCGGTGGTCTGTTGCATATTTCCAACCAGCAATACCAGAACAGCGACGCTGCAAACGACGGAACGATGAACATCACTGATACTCCGGAGAAGACCATCTACGACCTGAAGCTCAATGGTTTACCGGAAGACATGGCAAATCAGAAGACGGTGACGTTCAAGGTCAACAAGCAGTAATCGCAATATATTCTCCTCTTATAATGAGACCCCCTATCTAAGGAGAACCCATGTTCAAGAAAAGCCCCAAGCCGAAAACGGCGCTGGACAAGGCCATTGACAATGTTCTGCGTGAGATGGAAGACAATTCAGCAGATTCCAAAGAGTTCGCCCAAATGACCAAGCAATTAGTCAAACTGAGTAAGCTGCGTGAGCAATCACAACGCCGAGTCAGTCCTGACACCATTGCCGTGGTCACTGGCAACCTCGCTGGCATCCTGTTCATAGTCGCCCACGAACGCACACATGTCATAACCTCGAAAGCGATCAACTTCGTACTGAAGGCATCCCGCTGAACACGATATTCGAAGAGGAGATCGAGAAGTCTAGGCGCCCTAACCCGGCGTCTAGGCTTTCTCATTTTCTAAAAATTGCCCGGGGGGAGATTTTCAAAAAAGGTCGCAGATATTACATAGCATATAATGAGACCCCTACCGAATGGAGACCCCATGT